AGCAAATAATCAAAAACAATTATCTCAAATAGAGTTTGAAATGATGACACAAGATGTGTTGACATATGTTGAACCTCTATTTGATTTAAAAGGTAAACGTGTCATATCAACATCAAAAGCTATAATATTTAATCGCGGCAAAATGGCGGCGATTACAAATATCTATGACCCGTTAACCGATGCAATTTTAATGGTGAGCGAAGCATTCGACAACACCGAGAAGGAAGTTACACACGACTGGAAAGTTGATATGGAGATTTTAATTAAACTCTATTATAAAACTCAAAGCGAACAAAAGTGTGTAGCACATTTTTACGATGTAAAAACTAATGGAGTCTCAGGTTTTATAGCTTTAGAACTGCAAGATAATATCTTAATCCTCCCACTAATTCTTAACGAAGAAGGAAAAATTTAGAGACTCTACTAAGGTTTTTCACATATTATTGTTACTCTCTGTGAGTAAACCCCCAATTTAACAGTAATCCTTTTATAGGTCAGTAATGACTAACTAAAAGGAGGCTTTTTAAATGAAGAGAATTACTAAAATTATGTGTGGCATTATCCTCGGCGTAACTCTATGTTTTGCGGCAACAGCTTGCGGACATGATACAGATTCTATTTCTGGTAACAGCGAGACCGTTATTACTACAAGTGTCACAGAGAGTACTACAAGTACATCCGAAACAACCACAAACACATCGACAACAATGGAAAAGACAGAAACTACATTCACAACCAATACAACTACAATTATAACAACAAATCTAATGACCCTTAAGACAAAACCTCAAACAGAAGGGGAGATTGTCCAATTGGGACTTGCGAAGATTGATATAAAGGAAGCTACCCAAGCACTCCCTTCATCTTCAAATGTTGAAAACAGCGAAACAAAAACTACTGAGGTTGTAACCACTTGTGAGACTACAACAGAAACATCAACTACAACAGTGGAGCCTACCAAAAAGTCTGTTGAAGAAATTGCAGCAGAAGTCTGGGAAGGTAAGTGGGGTACTGGAGCAGACCGTAAAGCTCGTCTTGAGGCGGCAGGTTACGATTATGCCGAAGTGCAGGCTGCAGTTGATGCTATGAGACCTACACCCGTTATTAACAATGGAACAGTCGATAACGCTGATGGTTATCCTATGACATATGTTAAGAACTTCTCTCGCGGTACTTACTATGCATATGGTTATCAGTGTACAGGCGGCTCTGGTAGAAGCCTTATTGACTGTTCATATGGTTCTGGCGGCGTGAAGGGTTCTATTGCAAGTTCATATCTTTATAGAAACTATGGATATAACTACAATGGAAAGCGCACAATGGTATATCTTGAAATTAGTGGCTACCCATCAATGAATGGTTATTATTACCTTGATGATTCTGATGCTGGCAATTCAAATGTAATTGACTTTTACTACACATACAAAAGCAACTGCCAGTTCCAGTATCAGGGCGTTGTAAGTGTTGATTGTTACATCGTAAGTTACTAATCTCAAGACAAATCAAGTTTATTTGTGGGAATAAACTTGTGTGAACGGAATTGAGTTGGCACCTCAATTGCTAATGATAAGAAAGTAAACACAAGGATTACTGTAAAAAAATTGAAAAATTGGGAATGATTGGGGAAGGCTTCTGCCTTCCCTTTTCTATTACCTTCTTGACTTTTTTTCAAATTTTTGATATAATAATAATAGAAAAAATTTAAGGAGGAAAATCAAATGGATTTGAATTTTGTTAAAGACACAATTGAAGATAAGTGGGATGACTCAATGGGCTGCGGCGGATTGATTTTAATTATCCTGTTCGTACTTGCTATTGTCTTTGGCATTTGTTGCCTGTGTTGGTGGATTGAGTGGCTTCTTTGGGGAGCGATTGTAGTTAAAGTTTTCAGTCTGCCTGCGCTCACTTTCTGGCAGATGGCAGGACTTGACATTCTTTTGGGCTTGCTCATTCCTCATTCTTCAGGTTCTTCTAAAAGTAAAGACTGAGGTGAATTAAATGGCAACCTATATAATCGCAGATTTAAAACTGTTCAACGATGAATAGAGAAAACGCCTCGGCTATTCATCGTTTGAACAAATGAACGCCGCCATAATCAGGTCATGGAATAAAACTGTCAAACCAGAAGATAGTGTTATTATCATGGGAGATAATGGCGACGGGACTCTTGAACAGATGAAGGAAGTAATTTCTCAATTAAATGGAGAAAAGACTGCAACATCTAAACACTTAAATGAAAAGTTTTCAAAAGCTGAATGGAGAGAAATCGGCTTCAAACATTTTTGGGGCGTTAGTATGTTTAATACTTTACCCGATGGTAAAGAGGTTCTTTATATCATTAAGCCGATTGTAAATATCAGTGTCTATGAGCAGGACTATGCTCTGCTTATTGTTGATAGTGAGAACCCTATCGAAGGAATGATTGATGGAATTAAACTCACTGCTGACGCGGCGAAGTGGGGATACTCTCCTCTTGATACTGAGAAATTATTGACTCTCTATGAGAACATGAAGGCTTTTGACTCAATGGAAGAAACAGAGACACGTTCAGAAATTAAGGAAGAAGGAGAAGAATAATGAATAAACTTGAGAAAGCAAAGGAAATTATAAAGGAAAACTTCTCATTATATGACTGCGGATTATTTAATACCCGCAATATGGCTGGAGACGCAATGAGTACGATTTATGACGAAGATGGGCTTACCATCGACGTTTGTTACTACTGGTCTTACTTTGAGATCTTTGGCTTAACAGATGAAGAGTTCAATGAACTTAGAAAATTTTATGCTTATCTTCAGCATTCACGGGAGGGTAAAGACGAATGAAAGTAACACTTGTAGGATATACACCAAGACCACTTTATGTTTGTGCCGAAGCGGCAGCAGTTTGTTATGATAGTGAGCCAAGTCTTAATATCATAAAGGGCTGCATTCGTTCAGGACACCAATCTGTACTTGAGCATTGTTCTTTTACTTTTAAAGTTGAAGGAATTTCTCGTAGTTGCTTTGATAGAGAGACAGAAGTATTAACAAATAATGGATGGAAACATTTTTGTGATGTTGAAAATACAGACTTGATTTTTACAATAAATCAGGATACTCAAAAAGCAGAATTTCAGCCTATCTTAAATCAGATTAAATATAAATATAATGGATTGATGCATTATTATAAATCTCAAAATATCGATTTGCTGGTAACACCAAATCATAACTTATATATGAAAAAATATGATGTAAGAGTTCCAGATAAATATCATCTATGTCCATCTGAGGACATAAAAGTGAAACGTTTTTATATGAAAAAGACTGTTAACTATGATATAGAAGTTGATGATTATTTTACTATTCCAGGATATAGTTATTATAGAAAAAATAAAAATGGAGAGTTATATGAAAAAACGCTTTCCGATTTAAGACTCCCAAGAGATAATTTTTATAAATTATTAGCTTGGTATTTGGCAGAGGGAAGTACATATTATAATCAAAAAGAAAATTCTTATACTATTTCTATTAGTCAATTAAAAACTCAAAATATCGACCATATTATGGAAATAGTATCTAATTGTGGATTACGACCTTATTATGATGGAAAATCTATACGTTTTAAAAATATGGTTTTAGGAAAATATTTTTCTTCTTTAGGACTATCTTTAAACAAAAAAATTCCTTTTGATATTTTTACTAATTTTAATAAAAAACTATCAAAGATTTTTATAGATGAATATATATTAGGAGATGGGACAATTCAAAAAGATAAAAGTGGAAAAATTTTTACTATTTCAAAAGAATTATCTGAACAAATTTATAATTTATGTTTTATTGCTGGATATACTGCTACTAATCATATTGATAATAGAGCAGGACAAAGTCATACATGGAATGGTCGAGAAATAAAACATAATTATCCTTGTTATATAATTAATATTTCTATGACTGGAAAAAGAAATCATGAAATTGTGGTCAAAAAAGATTCTCACTTTTCAGAGATTCCTTTTAACGATTATGTCTATTGTATAGAGGTTCCTAATCATACTCTTTTTGTAAGAAGAAATGGAATTGCTTGTTGGTGTGGAAATTGTAGTCATCAGATTGTGCGTCACCGTATCGCATCTTATTCACAGCAAAGTCAGCGTTATGTTAAGTATGATGACCTTGACTGGGTAATCCCTGACTATGGAATTGACGGTGATTTTGCTCGTCATGCTTGTGATATTATGCTCAATGCTTATAAGGAAATGACAGATGAGTCTGACCCAAGCTTCCAGAAGTCTACAATTGATGCGGCAAGATGCGTTCTTCCAAATGCAACTCCAACAACTATTTATGTTACAATGAATTTAAGAGCTTTAATGCACTTCTGTAATGAACGTATGTGTAATAGGGCTTCAAAAGAAATTCACGAAGTTGCTTCTCTAATGAAAGAACAAGTAATGTGGGCAGAGAATATTTCGATTGAAGAAAAAACAATTCTCAGCGAAATTCTTGTACCAAAGTGTATGGCTGGACCTATCCATGCATGTCCTGAGAGAGATGGATGCGGAAAGTTCAAGCCCCTTAAGGAGTTTGTATGGCGAGCAAAAGGACGTTGGATAGGTATTAATGAGTGGGCTCAAATGCACGACAGTAAGCCAAGTGGTATTGGAACATATTTCTGGTGTTCTGCGTGTGAAGAACCCCATGAGAGTAAGAGCGAATTCTGCCCCAACTGCGGTGCAGAAATGACACAGGAGGGATAATATGCAGTGGTGGCTACTATTTATTATAGTAGGTTCACTGTGTGCAATTGGTTTAGGACTCTTCGTCGGTAAGAAGGAGAGTCCTTCCAAATATTCTGAAACCTTTAAAAAAGAAGTTGAAAACTTAGGCAAGTAGTTTAATAAAGAAAATTAGATACGTATTGATGAAGAGAGAAAGAAGGTTAAATAGAGTCTTAAAGAGTATATAAATAATTGTGAGATACAAAGATAGAATAGTCTTGCCGCCCTGCAAAAGGCGTAGGATAATTTACACGCAAGTGAAGAACACTATAAAATACGAATGAAGGAACTGGAAGAACAAATTGTTCAATCAGTAAATGAGAAATCAAAGAATGAAGCATTACAGCTTTAGGGAGTTGTTGACTTCTATGAGAGTCGTAGGCAGGAAATTTATACAGATTTTGAAGCATATCAAGAGAAAGTAAAAGCAAGACGAGAAGAACTTGAAAAGGTTCTTAAAAGAGAAGAAGCAAAACAGCAAGAAATAATTGAACAATATAAACGAGCAGAACAAATTAAGCAAGACAAAAATTTCTATCGAATAGTCCTCTCCGAAGATGTTCAGGAAGATGTTAAAAAACTTAGGAAAATTGCAGGAGAATTACATGACCCCACCATTATTTATAAACTCATTTATAAAACCTATTACGAAAAACCTTTCACAGAGATGGTCGGACGAGTAGTATCAAATGACGCGGCAGCTTGTGGTATTTATAAGATAACGAATCTTGAAAATGGAAGAAGTTATATCGGACAGACGAGATAGGCTTTTAAAGAACGCTGGCGTACTCATTTAAAACGAGGAGTAAAAGCAGAGCCGGGTACATAGAACAAACTCTATGCGGCAATGTGGGAAGATGGTGCAGAAAATTTTACCTTCGAGGTTCTTGCTACTTGTTCAGTTGACGAGCTTAATTAGAAAGAACGAGAATACATAGCTCTATATCACGCTGATACATGGGGATATAATAGTAATAATGGAGTTGGTACATAATGGGTTTTATTTATTAGTGTACTAATTTAATTAATAATAAAATTTATATTGGTCAAACAACACGTTCTCTTAAAGAAAGAAAAGCAGAACATTTGCACAAGGCAATCAATGATGGAACTTATTTTCATAATGCATTATTGAAATATGGTGTAGATAATTTTCATTGGGATGTTTTAGGCGAGTATCCAAATGAAGAATTAGACAAGTGGGAGCATTATTGGATAGAAGTAAAACAATCTTATTTTAAATTAAATAAAGGATATAATATGACTACTGGAGACCCCTGTGCAAAAACAACTACCAATAAAAAAGTAAGAGTTTTTATTTAGTCAAAAAATATAATAAAAGAATATTATTCAATGAGTGAAGCAGCGAGAGAGTTAAGTAAAGAATTTTCTCCTTTAACTTTTACTTAGGAATACATTTCAAAAATCTGCCATGGAGAAGTCTATTCTTATTATAAAGATTTCTTTTTTAATTTTATAGATGATAATAACAATATTGTTCCTACAAATTATACTAAAAAAGATAATTTATAGGGATTAAGAAAACGACACGAAGAAGTAAGTATTAAAGTTAAAGTAATCTCTCCTTAGGGAGAAATATATTATTTTAATTCTTTAACTGAAATGCAAAGACAAATTGGTATTGAACGACATACGGCAGGAAAAGCATTGAAAGAATAGCGACCGATTTTAACTGGGAAATTTAAAAATTGGATTATAACTGGAGGTAATACATGATTACATAATTTACCTTCTTAAACTTAATAACCTACCCTTTTAATGGGGGGGCGGGTTATTTTTATATATAGTCTATTATTTTACTATTCTCTCAGAAAACTTGGCAATACTTTTCTTAGACGAAAGCTTTGACAAAACTACTTTATATGCGAGAAAAATATTTCTCGATTGGGCGGCTTAAGGTCCAATTTATTTCTTTATATAAAGGGGTGAATTAAATGAGCACATATAAGAAGACAGGTTTCAATGGAGTAGATTATGCGGTACCTTCACTTCCGGGCTGGCATCCAGACCCTGTACCATTCCCACCTCCTCCACCACCTAAGCCAGGTCCTGTACCTCCATGCCCAGTTCCTCCACCACCTCCAATTGATTGGGGTGTATATCCATACTACCCACCATATCCTTACGAGTGGATTGAGCCCGTGCCAATGCCTCCAATTCCTGGTAAGCACCCTCGTCCATGTCCTCCACCACCTCCACCATTCATTCCTCCTTACCCATGTCCAAGACCTGAGAAGGTAGATGAATGTTCTAAGAGATTGGCTAAACTTACTCAGAAGACAAAGACACTTGTCCAGATGATTAAGGATTTCGAGCAGAAGAATCGTCCTGTTATTGTCACAATTGGTCCTAACAGTTACCAGTTTGGTACTGAGAACATTACTGACTTTGACGGCGAGTCTGCAAAGGGTATGTACGCAAACCTTGTTTGTGGAGAACCAATTGAGGAACTTGAAGAAGGTACATATGTCGTTGACGATACTAATACAAGAGTAGCTCTTAAGAACCCAGTTGATTTACTTCAGTCTGAGCTCGCAAGAGTTCGCAAGGAAATTACATTGGTTACAGCAGCAATCAATGAGGAAATTATTCCTGAACCTCCAGTGAATGTAAATCCTGTTGTTCCTGGTACAGACGAAATTTTTAACTTCACTTAACCTTATTTTTTTTGATTTTGAGAGGGGCCAGTTCCCCTCTCTTTTCTTTTATACTTGACTTTTTAAAAAATTTTTGATATAATAATTATATAAAAGGAGATGAAAAGAAATTATGAATCCGAACAGAGTTATAATCGAAAATACGCTACAGCGAACTTTTCATCTGGTGCTCTGTGTCGTTAACTGATACAACGAGGAGAAAGAGACTATTTATAAAAAGTCTCGCAAGCAATTCCTTAAAGAGTTAAATCTCGATGGCTGTTCGGTTACTTTAATAGATAGCTATCCACCAGCTGATATGAAGCTCAATGTGTTTTATGTTAAGCGTGATGGAAAAACCGTGTAGATAAAGATAGAAGAGGACGGCGGAGTGAGCTGGGTCGATTGACCAAAATGCAACTCATTTGAGTTAAAACGCAGCTCATTTGAGTTAAAACGCAGCTCATTCGTAGCTTTTTTGAAATCCGGAGGAAAAAATGGAAAATGTGATTTTTAATTTAAGAAATGATAAACAGAAATATGAAGATGCGGTCCAGCATATCGACTGGCTTATCAAACAATATGATGAAAATAAGCGCGAACTTGACGCATACCGTGAAGGAACTCGTCATGATGAAATTATTAAGAAGAAAGACGAGCAAATTGCTGAACTTCGTAAACAGCTTCGTGAATATCAGAGTAAGGAATTTCTTATTTCTGAATTTGGTTTCAGTGAAGAAGAAATGGCAGATGCTGATAAATGGGTTGAGAAACATTATAAAGAAACAAAGCATCATGGTGGCGCGGCAGGTGGAAACTTTTCTTATACTATTATACCAACCGGCTTAGGAATAATCAAGGAAGTAAAATGTTCTTGCGGCGCATCATATACAATTCAGGACCTTTTATAAAGGAGTGAGAATGTGAAAACTTTAGCAAAGTTGTGGCTTATTACTATTTTCATTTTAATTATTATAGTTATTTCTTTTCTTTGCCCTATTGGACTAATGATTGTTTCAATTATTAGACATAGTTTTTGTTATTTTTTAGGCGGACTGATTTGGCTTATTACAAGCTCAGCGCTTGTAGTATTTGAAGAAGACGAAGTAAAGAGAATTATTAAGGAGGAATTTAAAAAATGAGATATAAGATTGAATTACTTGGACAGAAGGATTGTCTTGATTTTTGTCAGAGGGCACAAAATATTGTCGGTGAAGTATCCCTCATCAGCCAGGGCGGCAAGTATCGTGTAAACGCAAAGTCTATTATGAGCTGTATGCTTGCGTCTTCTGAATGGGGTAATGATGTTTGGGTTGAGTCTGATGCTGAAATTTATTTTACTTTTGAGAAGTGGATTAATTCTGAGGATGAGGACGGCAACTTTATTCACGAGTGATGCCGCATGAAAGATGGGAAGATTACACTTAAGCGAGCAAAGAATTGCTACAAGCCTTGCCGCCTAAAGCCAGATGATGGAAAACGCTATCTTGCATCGTAGGAATTTTATGACTTCAATGGATTTCACTTTGAGGAAATGTGGAACTTAGATGCGGAAATTTGTTACTTCATTTTAGTAAGACTTGTTAACTATCGTGATATGAGTTTTGGAGTACCAGGATGTTTCCTTCAGAACTATGGTTGGTATAATAATCAAATCACTGAGCGCAAGGCGGCGAAGCATTGGAATTCAGTGCTCAATAAAATGATAAGAGGATTCTACCTTTACTTAGTAAAAGATTTTCCTACACCAAAAGAACAAAAAATTATTACCAAAGGAATGAAGCTCTTTGCTGAGTTTTATTCATGCCTTTGGGATTGAGGAGGTTTATTATGGGAAAAGACAGACTTTTATACCCCAAGAGCAAATTTAGATTTCATTTAACAAAGTTAAGAAAGGTTGAGGATGAAGATGGCAAGGAGCGTTTTGCAGTTGTTAGTTCGGAAATTATTTCCGGCAATGGTAAAAAATTTCGCGAATCACTCTCCGGCACATCGGCACATATCGAAGTCGTAACAAAGAAGCCAGAGCGTTTTAAGCTTAATCAGATTTATATGCTTGCAACTCGTGACGTTGTATGGCTTTGGGGCGAGGAGGCTTGAATATAATTAAAATTTTATTTCTCAGTTGATATAGGATGAATATTCTTTCACATATTTATAATTTGCCGCTCTCATGAGTGGCAATTTTTATAGCCTACGTTACTTCGCCGCGATACCTCGAAGTATGGCGGCGAAGAGAAAAATTTTCTCTTTCTCTCTAAGAAGTTCGGAGCGAAGCTCCGAACAGCGTTTCTGGTTCTCTTTGCGCAGTCAAAGAGAACGTTTTCTGTTTACTCTTTTCTAAAAAGAGTAAATAAATATTATACTATTTTTTACATCTCATTATACTAATTTTTACATTTCGTTATACTAATTTTTACATCTCATTATATTTTTTTTTACATCTATTATACTTTTTTTTACAATTGAGTATTAAAAGATTATAGGTATGTAAACGATTTTACACTTTTTATATGGAGGTGATGAAAATGGAATCATCAATAAAGAATATAAGAGTAATGTCTTCCGATCAGTTGCATAAACTCGATAAATTAACTGCTAAACAATGGCTTGTTTATTATTATTTAATGTCAATTTGTAAATGGAATGGAAAAGATAATGAGCGTCACTATTTTATTTACAAGAATTCATTTACCATAAGCGCGGCATCAAAACTTCTTGACATAAGTCGACCAACATTTTATAAGGCTCTTGACAATTTAAAGACTATGGGAATTGTGTATGAAGAAGACAAATGGTATATTGTTCAAATCCCAAGTGTTTATGCGGCAGTAGACCAAAAAACGCTTACTTTCCTTTTACAATTTCAAAAGCATCTTGGCGTTGAGCTAATAAGAACTTACGTTATATTAAGTCGTATATATTAGCATCAAGAGCTTGAGCAATGGTTTACTAAATCGACAATAATTGCAATATTAGATCATAATGTAAATGATACAAGTTATTATTCTTAGGTTGAGCTCTATATAGATTTTCTATCTTATTGGAATCTTGTTGGTTTTAAAACTGAAATTCGTAGTAGTAATTCTGGTCAACATAAGTATTATAGAGTTACAGAAATAAATAATATTTCAGATGTAAATGATTTTGAACTTGATGTAACCGCACCAATTAATGAGGAATTAGTAGAGAAAATTAAACAAGAAATTTTAAATGAATAAAAACTTTACTTTTCTCCAAAAATATGTTAAAATCACGCGTTCATTTATAATATAATAATTTTCCTTTAAAATTTTTCTAAATCTAAATACTTGATCTTTTTCAAAAATTTTGATATAATAATTATAGAAAATTTGAAAGGAGTGAAAAAAAATGAAAATAGGAATTGACCTTGACAATGTAGTTGTTAATACTACAGAATCAGTAATCGAATATCTTAAAGAACGAGTTCCTAATCTTAATCTTACGTTAGAAGATTGTAAACAATATTGGCTTGAAAGAAATCTTCCTCACGGCTACGAGCTTCTTGTACAAGAAGCATTTGAATCCAAGCATATGTGGAAGAAGGTTAAGGTAATTAAAGGGGCAAAGAAATATATCAACAAGCTAAGAGAAGATGGACACGAGATTTATTTCGTAACCAGTTCACTTCCAGAAAATCTCCGTAAGAAAATCAAGTATCTTGAAAGAGAACTGGATTTTTTCGAGCCTGGTTATGTCTGGAGACACACAATCAACATTCACAAAAAACAACTTCTTGACCTCGACATTCTTATTGATGATTGTATTGACAATCTGAA